TATGACGCAATCGCAAAGTAAGACATTCAATGTCAGTGGGGCACAGGTGGAATACTTTGAAGATTTCACGCGAGTTGCAAGTGGGACATATACTGCACCTGCTTATCTAACAGATACAAGTACAGCTTCATTAAGTGGAGTTGTGACGATGGATGTACCATCACATGGGTTAGCGGTCGGAGATAGACTTACAATCCACACCTCACAATCTACGATCTATGATAGCTTCATCGGAAGTGAAGTGGTGGTCACCTCCGTTCCTACTGTAAACCAATTTACATTTAACCTCGGAGTTAAAGATGATTCCAATCACTCTCTGACAGTCAGTAGACCACTCGCTGTAGGCAAAGGATTTATCCATCAGCCTGCGGCTCCCTTTGGTGAATTTCATCAGCGTAGGCTATGGGTTCCTTACCAATACACATCTGACACCTCACCAACAGATCGGGGAATCAGGGATGAATTGGTGGCCTCGGATATTTTCGATTCAGATACATTTGATCAGATAGGAAATCAGTTTCGTATTTCGTCAGGTAAGAGCGATTTTATAGTTGGGATCAAAGGATTCACACAGGATTCGGTAGTCGTATTTAATCGCAAATCTATTCATCTGATGACAGGCGTGAGTGGATCTCTTGCCGATGTAAAAACGACAATGGTCACAGACGAGGTAGGGGCATCTGCTCGTAAATCAATCGTTCAGGTGGCCAATCAGATTATGTTTCTATCTGATCAAGGGATTTACGGAGTGGAATTTATCGATGCTTATAATCTGCGAGGAACAGGGACTCCACTCTCGGAAACCATTCAACCATTCATCGATCGAATCAATCAGGATTTTGCATATCTGTCGGTCGGAGTTTATTTCAACAACCGCTATTGGCTCGCAGTACCTCTAGACTCAGAACCTGGTGCTGGGGATACGAATAAACTAAACACCATCCTTGTGTACAATTTTATCAACCAAGGATTTGAAAGCATAGATAGTGTCAATTCTACAGACTTTGCGATTCGAGATCTCTTGGTAGCTCGCGAGGGTTCGCAGAATGCTCTTTATCTTACAACTCTCGAAGGCGGAGTACACAAATTGGATGCGTTGGAGGGTGGTGACAAGGTTTCGCAAAAGGCCGGACAGGCACCTGAAGATGATTCTGGTATCGATGTGGTAAGTCAATTAACCACACGCCAATACGATGCCGATTCAATGGATCGTAAGAATTTCAGTCGGGCAGAATTTCAGATTAAATCTAGTGAATCAAATCCATCAAACGGAGATATTCGCTTTATTGCAGAAGATCCCGACTCAACAAGCGAACCTGTAAATCTAACCACACTGCTCGGTAATGAGCTTGGGACTGCTGAAGATGCATCTGTCAGGCCCCGTGTCAGAAAGCGTGGATTCGGAATCCAAGCAGACTTTCAGCCATCTAATGGTAGACCCTATGTTCGGGCTACTAAGGTGGATGCTAGAATCACAGATCGTTCAACCACTTCAGTTCAATAGGAGATAAAAAATGCCAATACTTAAAACAGGACAACAATTTTCATCAGGTGATCAGGTCACATCTCAAAAGCTCATGGATATCGCTGATCTCGCTACATTTGAGGAACCTGCGGATGGTGTAACGATAATCGCAAATAATGAGAATTATGATATTCCCGCAGGGGATGGTAAATTAAAAGTTCCCGCTAACGGCATTTCAGGAAATGAACTTTTAAGCAGTGCGAGTAGCGATGATAATCGTGCAGTCACTACGGATCATATAAAGGATGGAGCGGTGACATCTGACAAACTAGCAACCACTGCCATAAGCTCAATAATGCCGACAGGGACAGTCATGCCATTTGCCGGAGAGAATCTTCCTAATGACGAATGGTTGTTTTGTGGTGGGCAGTCGGTTGCAATTGATGATTATCCAGCATTACACGATACAATCGGAATCACTTATGGGGGTTCAGGTAGTAATTTCAATCTACCTGATCTAAGAGGTCGAGTGATCGCGGGTCGTGACGATATGAATGGTATTAATGCAAATCGCCTGACATCATCTTCTGCGGCAAATCTAAATGGTGTAGCTTTAGGTGCAAATAATGGTGATCCTGGTGACACAGGTAGAGGAACAAATGGTTCTCAAGAACATACCCTCACAACATCAGAAATACCTAGTCATACACATGGGCTTATTATTGACTCAGCATCAGAAAATGATTTCGGAACTTCAGGAGGTAACACAAATAATGTTAGTTCAGGTTCAGGCGATACTAATGCAACAGGTGGGGGATCAGCCCACAACAATGTGCAACCAACAATCATTTTAAATTATATTATTAAGACTTAATAGCCATGATGAAAAATAAAACAAAAGATCCATTGGCACAGGCCGCTAGGCTTTTAAACGAGAATGCTCCCGAAGGCGAGTCACTCGCATACATAAATTCCGCAGAAGCCAAAATGCTTAAAGATGCCGGAGGGGCGGGCGAACCTGTAAATAGTTCGGGCGTTCCATCTTATTTTTTACAGAAGCTTTTCGGAGGGGGTAAAGCACCACCCAAGTTGGAGAAATTTGATGTAGGTGGATCTGCAAGGGAATATATCGATGCAATGTCAAGTCCTGAAATACAGGGCCGACTGCTTCAAACTCGCCAAACTTACGATCCACAATATCAAGACTTACAGATGAGTCTTGCCCGCCGAGCCGCTGATCCGATGGCAAGCCTAGCCGAACAGGAGGCTATGAGGGCACAGGATTTTGGCGGTCGCATGGCGGAGCGTCAGGCAGGTTCTGATATATCATTTCTAAATAGGTTTGGTGCCGATATGACACAGGCGGCTAGGGCATCCGATCCCCTCATGCAGGCTCGCGTGGAGCAGGCTAATCAGTTGGCCGACCAGGCTTTCCAGGATGCACAGATGCAGGACTTATCTCCTGAGATGAGACGCAGGGCTACTCAATCCGCGAGGGAGTCATTGGTGGCTCGCGGACGCGATATGGACAATGCGGCGATTGCCGCTGAAGCGATGAGTAGGGAAGACTATCTGCGTGATATATTACGCGAGAACCGCCAACAGGCACAAAGCCTTGGAGGTTTCGCGAGTAATCTTAATCGTGCCACCTCTGTCGATCCATTAATGATGGCACGGGGAGGAAGTAATTTTACCCAACAGGGCTATGGAGCAAGGGCGGCTTTATTCGGAATACCACAGGAACAGGTGACCAGGATCAATCCTGATGCCGGAGTGAATATCGGATTACAGGACACAGCGAATCGTGCTAACTACCTGGCAAACACCTATGCGGCTCGCGAACAGGCCGCAGGCGGAATGGCAGGAGGACTGTTAAGTGGATTAGGTTCAATAGCAGGAGGATTTCTCGCTGGTGGCGGTTAGCTGGGACAATCGGGCGGTATGACTTTAGGAGATTATTACGGAAATTCACCGAGCAGAATGATGGCAGACGCAATGCCCTATCCGGGATAAGGAGAAAACAATTATGGCAATAGGAGATACAGTACAGGCGGGATTGATGCGAATAGATTCATCACCCATACTTTTGGCGGGTCAGGCACAGGCGAAAGCGAACCAGGCATTCGGTGATGCGATTGGAGGAGTAGTCGAAAAATTCTATCAGAAGAAAAAAGAGAAGCAGGAGAGGGAACAAAGAGAACGGGCTTATCGGAAGATGGGTTTTTCTGCTGAAGAGGCAAAGGCGGCAAGTGGCGATAAGGATCTTGCCAATCAGTTTATGAACAAGATGGTCGCTGATCGGAATTATCAATTGCGACTTAATGATTTCGCCATGCGTCAGGAGGCATTTAAGAGTCAGCAAGATATGCTGAATGAGCAGAAGGCACTGAATGAAAGCCTTGCCAAGTTTAGTATGCAACCAGTAAAAACTCCAACTCCTGAGTTTAGTGCATTACAACAGGAATATCGCCCTGAACAGATACCAGGTACGCCTGAGTTTATTGCAATGCAAGAAGAACCGATACCTGAAAGACCTTCGATTATTGCAAAATATATTACAGAAAAGCCTGACTTTAAACGATTCGAAAAACAAGATTCACCTGCTGTCGCTCAATTGCCCGATTCATTTAAACCACAGGGCAGAATGATACAGGATGCAGTTGAATCGGGAGAGCTTTCAAATCAGGCTGGAATAGAGGCGATTAATAATTTGGTAGGCCCCGGGCTTAGTCCATCGGATAAATTAGCTAGAGAGAAATTTGATTACGAAAAAGCAAAAGATGCCGAAGAGGCTAAACCAAAACCTCCACAGGCTCCTATTTATATGGAGGCGGCAATTGAAGCGATTGATGACTCCTTAAAGTTTGTGGAAGAAGATTCAATAATAAATCCCACTGTAGGATTTGGTTCTGAAACTATGGCAAATATTGGTGGAACCGATGCGGCCAATCTTCAAGCCGCTCTTTCAACTGTGACCTCTGCTATAGGATTTAAAAGACTTCAGGATATGAGAGAAGCCTCACCGACTGGTGGAGCATTAGGTGCTGTATCTGAGAGGGAATTAAGTCAGTTAAATGCCGCACTAGGATCAATATCACAAAAACAGGGCAAACCGCAGTTAAAGAAAAACTTAGAACGAATTAAAAAGCATTATCAGAACTCAGTTAAAGCTATCAATGCTCAACGAATGGCATACCAACAAGGAAAAACCTTTAAAAGCGAGCAAGAGGCTTTGGACTTTATAAATCAACAGTCTCAAGGACCAGGCATAGATACCAAGCAGGGAACTTACAGAATACCGGGATTATCGGTAGAGGCTCAGTAATGGGACAGTACAGAATATTCAGCGAACCCCTCGGAGTAGATTTTATGGTCGAGGGGTCGGAGGCTCCCAATGAAGAATCCACTTTTCAGATTCTCAAGCAGGTAGTTCCACCTGATCGGATGATCAAAGCATTCGAAGATGGTAATAAGGAACTAGCTCGAGCCGCCTATAAGAATGGTTACTTCGACCAGGAGTCTGACACAGGTTTGTACGATGCATTCAAACAGGCCGCCGGTGAAGTCATGGAGGGTATGGGTTCAATAATTGAACAACCATTTGACGATTTTCAAAGAGATGCTATCGAAGGTATGCCTGCTGAGATGAGAAGAAAGCTTGGTGTAAAAGTGCCAAAAGGTAAGTCTCGTAAAGCAACAACATACCAAACAGTAGCCGAAGCAATTGCTGGATATAAAACTATCGGAGATGCCGGTAAACTTGCATTCTCTAAAATAGCAGGCGAAGGGGATGAGGATATAGATGCCTCCATTCAGTTTATTGGCGACATGATGAAGACTCAGTCATTTATAGATGATGGGGCGGCAATCATGGCCGAGCAGTTTGGTGATTTCGATATGTATAGAGATCTTAAGGCTGGTCGAGTTGAGCCTGACAAGAAACAGGCACTAGCGGCATCTTTATTCGTACAGTTGGAAAATCCTGTGGCCGCAGTAACCACTGGAGGTATTCGATCCACCACCAATATGCTACGCCGGGGAACCGCAAAGAAGTTAGCCGAACAATTCAAGGAAGCAAACAGCAAGAAATTTTTACTTGAAAAGCAACTCAATCGATTACCAGCCAATGCATCTGATACA